TTAGGGACGAAGGAATGCGCGCTCGCTCGTGCGTGCGCATTATGCATGCGGGCACGCTTGCGCATTATGCGCGCCGAGGTGCGCCCGCTCGTAAGCTCGGTCGAAGCTGGCGAACTTCGACTCGAAGCTCCGAAGTTCGTGTCTCTTCAATGGGGCCTTTTGTGGGGGGTGGCCGCGGCCTTGAAATCTTTTTTCACTTTTATTCGATTTAGGGCTTTACAATACCTTCGAGATGCTGTTTTATAATAACAGGCAACGAAGCCAACAAAGAAAAGGACGAAACAATGACCATCAACTTCAACAACATGCAACGACTCAGCGCAACCGGCTCCTTCATGATGCCCAAGATTCAGATCAATCTCGACGAATCGAAAATTCTTCAAGAGGTCGTCGAAGACGAAATCGAGATGTACAAGAAAACCGCCGGAGGCTTTCCCCGCCAGTTCGAACAACTGATGGAGATCATCGCTACCGCTCAAAAGACCGTCAAAGGCGACGCCGGATACCACGAAATGACCCTCAAGATGCGACTGCATAACCTACGATGCTGTGCCGATCTGCTCGCCAAAAACGGGTTTGACGATCTTCAGCGCCAGTTCGAAGAAGCGGCCGAATATCACACTGCGACGCCGGCTTGCATTGAGAAGTATAAGCAGAACCTGCGCTTCTAAAAGACACCACTAACGCCCCCGACAATCGGGTCGGGGGCATCCGCTCAGAAAGGACATATCATGAGCACCTTCGAAACCCTTCTCGCCTCCGTCCGTAACGCTTCCGATTTTGGCGCTCTTTGCGACGCCTACATGGCCGCTCGGCCCTTGGCGAAGGAGCTCGATCGAATGGACGATCTATTCACCGCCGACGACGAAGCGAAGGCCCGTCTCCGAGCTCCGGCCTGCGAGCCGCTAGCCTTCGGGATCGTCGACGGCTCGATCGTCGGTCTCCGCTGAGCGAAGCGCCTTCGGGCGCTTTGTTTGTTTTTAGGGGTGGCCGCGTAAAATAAACTTTTTTCGCTTTTCTTTGCTTTTGATCTTTACAATAGGTCGAGGATGCTGTTTTATAATAACAGGCAGGCAAGCCGACAAAGAAAAGGACAGATCATGAACAACCCCGCAAACATCTTCAGCGCTTGGACCATCGCAAAGCTTAACGAGATCACCGCTGCGAGCTCTCGCTTCGACAGCTTTGAGGCTCTCGTCAACGCCAAAGGCGGATACTTTCCGACCATCGCCTGCGACACCGACGACCGTGAGATTCTCGCCGACTCCTACGACGAGTTCCAAGCAAGCCGCAACGACGCCCGACGCGCCTTCCGCCGCTAAATCCTAAACGCCCAGAAAGGGCAAACCGGCGAACTGAGCTCGGTCGATGCAGGCGCCTTCGGGCGCTTGTTTCTTTTTTCGAAAAAGATTGTTTTAGGGCTTTACAATATTTCGAAACCATACGAATAGACTCTTGCGACGGTTGGTCCCGATCGCAGAAACGAGGCAACCATGAAGACTTTGACCTGTACCTTTTGCGCTGCACCTTGCTCGACTGGCGTCACTTGCGACCCCTGCGAAGCGAAGCGGCTGCGTGCGATCCTCTCCAATAAAACCTGGCTGTCGGTTCGAGGCGTATGCTCCGGCGACCGACCAGGCGAAACCCTTGCGGACTCCCTTCGGAGAGAACTCGCAGCGCTCACGGCGTAAACTCAACGCCCCGGCCCTTGCGGCCGGGGCGAAAGGATCTGAAATGAACGTCGTCGACGAATACCAAAAGCAAGAGCGAGAACTGATCAAGCTTCGGGTATTGCTGATCCACCATCCGAAGTATCAAGCCGCATTCGATGCTCAAATCCTGATCGCACGCAAAGCGCTCGAAGAGGCCCGGGAACAGTTCCCGGCGATCTACGTCAGCAAGCGAGCTGCCGATCTTTACGAATAACAATCGCAACGGCGAAAGGATCTGACATGCTCGTCCGATACATTATCACGCGCCCGGTCATGCCGAAGAGGCCACGAGAGACGAAGACCGGGATCTCTCACGCTAAGGCGCAAGACACGACAGCGCTCGCCTACAAGCGAACCTGTTTGGAGCTCGGCGAAGAGCCGAACGCCGAGACCTATGAGCACCTCTCGCAACGAGACCGGGGAGCCTGGGCCGTCTCGATGGACATCTTCAGCGGTCGAGATCGACAGATCGCAGCGATCAACGATGCCGTCTCGACAACGGCGGCGATGCGAGCCGTCGGCAAAGAGTCGCAAGGCTTGCCGGCCCGGAATCCGTGGTCGTGCGATCGCTGCGACTGGGCTTCGCATTGCTCCGGCGATCCGGTCGGCGACTCGGTTCATCAATGGATGGGCGCAGTCGCTGGCAAGCCTGCGAGCCCGATCAGCGTCTCGATGCCGAACAGCCCTCAAATGCGAAAGCTCGCACGGACGAAGCCGGGACACGTCGTCTCGCCTTCCGAGCTTCGATCGTTCATGACTTGCCCGAGGAAATGGGCGCTCGAATACGTCGAGCGGATGAGGCCACGGGATCGCCAGTGGGCGCGCATGGGGCCGAGGATTCGAGGCGTCATCACTCACGCTTTCTTCGAGGCGATGCTCATCCGCTGGCAAGAGCTCCGACAGGATTTTGTCCCGTCGTGGCAGTGGGGCGGCTATAAATGGGGCAGCCAAGACGGCCATTTCGAAGCTGCGGCGCAGAACGTCGCCGACAGCTATCTCGACGACATCAAGTCGACGGTCGATCGTTGCATCGGCGACCTCGACCCGAACGATCACGAGGGACTTCGAGAGCTCATCGCTTGCATTCCAGCCTGCGCCAAAGCGGCGCACGATGCGGCCGGCCTGGCGACCACCGGGATCGACGAGATCATCGGCATCGAGAAGACGAAGGCGATCAAGCTTCCGGGCGTTTCTCGCTGGGTCTTTGGCATCGCCGATGCCATTGCTAAGAAGGGCGATCGGACGATCTTGATCGAACTCAAAACAACGTCAACCGCGCAGCTCGATTCAATGGCTGAGCGATACCGAAACAACGTCGCCGTCGATTTATATGCGGCGATGATCGAACACGGGCGAGAGGCCCGGAGAGGATAAAGGATGTTAAAATCTATCGACTATAATGAGCCGTCATCGACGGGATTGATGCTCTTGATCTACGGGCCGCCAGGCATGGGGAAGAGCTCGATCGGAGCCGGACTCGCTGCGGCCTGCGAAGCGGACGGGAAGCGCGCCGTCATGGGCGACACTGAGCTCGGATCGGCGGCGGCTCTGCGTCGGGCCGGATGCACGAAGAGCGCTCTTCTCGATCTGACCGTCTCCGGCGGAGCTGCGTCGGCGAGAGCGCTCGCCGGTCACGTCATGAGCGACGACGACTGCGGCCTGTTCGTGCTGGACACGTTGACCGAACTTGTAGTGACCGTTCTTCGCGATGCGATGGGCGATCGTGACATGCCCGAGATGAGGGACTACGGAAAGCGCAAGGTCGGAACGATGCAAATCATCCGAGGCGCTCGAGATGTCGCCGCCTCCGGTCGGCCTGTTCTGATCACAGCTCAGCAAGGGACTCACGAAGTCGAAGGGCTTCAGAACGTCCACGTTCCCGAGGTGCCGAAGAACGATCGGCAAGACCTGATCTCGCAGATGGACGCGGTCGCTCGACTGCGCATCGCTCAGAACACCGACGCCGAGTCGCTCGGCCTCGAGCCTGGCGATCGGTATCTGGACTTCCGAACCGATCGAAAGCACCTAACCAAGATGCGAGATCCCGAGCCGTTTCTCGCTCACGGCCTGCGCCCCGATGGCGTTTGGCCTCTCAATCAAACCGATTCATTGCCGCGACTTTTTGCGGCCCTAGCTCAAAAGGAGACAAAATGAGCATTCGACAGAAATATTCCGAATCCGAAACGTCGAGCGACTTCGACTTCGAACCCGTGCCGAAAGGTCGTTATAACTGCGAGCTGTTGGATGCGAGCGCCCGGCAGCGCTTGTTCGGCTCGAACGAATGGGAGACCGAAATCAATTGGCAGATCGTCGACGGCCCGAGCGCCGGTCGTCGCATCCGTCAGAAATGCGTCCACCGTGAGTCGATGGCCTGGATGATGCGTCAGACTTGGGAAGCCGTCGGGCTCGGCGGCGCGCCTTGGGACGGTCTCGATCCTCAGTCGAGCGACGCCGAGATCTGGGGCAATTGGACGCATCAGATCCACCTTCGAGCCGGAGCTCGCTGCGCGCTCAAGGTCGACATCAATCGCTGGAAAACCGGAAACGGCGAGCCCCGAGCTGAGAACACGGTCGGCGGAATCTCGCCGCTCGCTGCGTCGACTGCGAACGCTCCGGCTCCGGCTTACGAAGCGCCGGCGGCGAATCAATACGGCGGACACGGACACGGCAACGAAGCGCCAGCGCATCAAGCGCCAGTCGATAACGGTCGGCCGTGGTGATCGTGAAGATGATTATTGACGCACTAAAAGAGGCCCGGCGCTCGATCGCTCGATCGATGAAAGATCACAAAGAACAAAGGAAGAACGCGAGACTCTGGAAAGATAAAAAGCGGTCCGATCAACAGCGGCGAGAGTCGAACTTAAATCGGCCGAATTCTACTGCGTCGCTTAATGTCTTCGAGCCGGTTCAGTTGTTGGTCTTCTGTCAGATGACTGAGGTCCACGGCGGAAAACTGAAGCGAGAGCGGTTAATCTATTTAGCGGCTAACAAGATCGAGAGCATCCGTGGTTATGGAGGCGACTTCGACGAGGATCACATCGTTCTTACATGCGGCGGTGTCGAATACATAGTCTTCGGCAGTTCCGGTGCTTTGTTCGACGCTCTTGAGTACGGCGTCGACACGCGACCGGAAGCTGATTGTTACAACTGGCCGGAATGAAGATGTCCGACGATCGAGAGTTCGGTCGATTCCTTTGTTCGATGAACTATGCGGAAGGCTCGCCTTCTGAATGGTCGTCGAAGGTCTCGACCGGTCTTCTCGTTTATATGTGGGAAGCCTGGCGAGCTGCGAAAGGCCGACCGCTTAAAGGATGGAAAGAAGAGAACGACCGGGCGGCGAAAGGATGAGAGACCGCCCGGTCGATCTCGCCTTCTTTCGAAGGCCCGGCGGAGCATAGGTTTTTTAGGGTGGCCGCGCAAAATGAACAAAATCGCATTTTATTTGGTTTAGGTATTGCGAAACGTTGTCGACTGTGTTTTATAGTAGAGGCGAGGCAATGACGCCGAGCGAGCCGCAAGGCAGAAAGAGGCAACCATGAACGCTCAAGCGATCGCAAAAAAGAAAATCTTAGACGCCGCTAAAAACCCTCGTTGCCTTGACGACCTTTGTCAGGCTGGGGTCGTGGGTGGCGAGTTCGGGCTCACGCAATGGGGCGCTATGCAAGTATGCAAGATGCTCATCAAGTCGGGGTTGCTTGTTGTTAGATACGATTCTTTGAATGTTCCAAGATACAAGCGAGCCTAAACCCTAACGCCCCAAGCCGGGATGGGCTCCGGTAGTAAAGGACACAAGATGCGAAGCCAGAATTTCACCGATTGCGTTTGGTACAGCTTGCCCCAGCGAGCCGGAGGCCGAGCGCTCGAGATGTCGAACAAGAGCGCCGAGTCGATGTTCGTGATCAAAGACAAAACGTCGGAGCTCTTCGGCGTCGGCGTCGGAAGCGAAGAACCGGAATGGGCCAAGGGCTCGACCGAGTTCGAATTGATCTGCGTCATTCACCCGAGAGCGAACTGATGAACACCGAAACGAGGCAACCGATCGAGGCCGTCGTCGTCAGCGAGCGACAGGCGGCGTTGATCTTCGAGTCGCTCAAGCACGCCCGATCGACGATCGCCAAAGAGCCAGGCGACGAGGCGATCGAATACGAGCTCACCGAGGCGATGCGCCTCTTCGCCTGGAGGCGCTGAGATGGCATCGACCGCACGAATCACAACGAAGGCCGGCGACGCCGTGACGATCACCATGCGAAGGACGATCAAAGGCAGCTCGTCCGTCTACGTCGTCAAGATCGCCGGCGGACCTTACGACGGAGAGACGCACGAAAGGCGAAGCCTCAAAGCGGCTTACGATCTTTATCTCGAGAAGGTGAAGACCTACCGAACCGGCCTCGAGCTTTGCGACCTATGCGACGGCTCCGGAGTCGCTGAGCATTTCAAAGATGTTTGGACGAACGGCGGACACGATACCGAGCATTGGAGCGAGCCTTGTTACCATTGCGACGAGTCCGGTTGCGTCGAAGATTTGAACCTAGTCCCATGATCGGATTTCTCGTGATCATGGCTTGTATTGTTACGGCCGGCTTTTTCGCTGGCCTCGAAAGGATTGAGAAAAATGAAGAGTAAAGCGGAAGAGATTCTAGGAGCCGCGTTAATGCGAAGCATACAGCGCCGGATGCCTGAAGGCGGAACCCTATTCATCCCGAGCAAGGGACCGAAGAACAAGGGCGGTCGTCCGCCGAAGGTCGATCGGAACCGAGAGATCATCGAAGCGTTCGAATCGGGCGAGAAACAAGTCGCCCTAGCTGAGCGGTTCGGACTGACGCAAGGCCGGGTCTCTGCGATCATCAAAGCGAAGGCGATCTCATGAAATCGTATCCGACGCGCAAGGTTTGGCAAGGCGTTTTGACCATGTTCCGAGAGCCCGAGATCGTCTCGGCGCTCGGCCAGCCCGACAAGCTCGGCGCATTTCCTCAGAAGAAAGTCGACAACGTTCTTCGGGCGGTTCAATGGGCGCAAGCGATGGAAAAGGCGGCGGAGAAATGAAGATTCTAGGCATCGACCCCGGCTTCAGCTCGCTCGGATGGGCGGTCATCGATTTCGACGACTTCGAGGTCCGCTCCGACGGTTGCGGCGTCATCCGAACGAAGGTGAACAAGCTCGCCAAGAAACACGACGACAACGTGGAGCGCTGCGCCGTGATTCATCACGAGCTCGCCCGACTTCATTCCGAGCATTCGTTCGCCTTGATCGCTGCGGAGGCGCAAAGCTGGACACGGTTCGCCAACGCCGATCGGGCGGTCGCTATGGCTTGGGGCGTTATCGCTTCGACATCGGAGCGACACGGAGCGCCGGTGATTCAGATTCGGCCGCAGATGGCGAAGAAAGCCTTGACCGGAAAACAGAGCGCGTCGAAAAGCGATGTTCAATCCGTGATCGAATCGAAGGTCGTCGGATCGGCTGAGCATTTAGGACAGCTCGCAAAGACGCATCAAAACCACGCGGCCGACGCGTTCGCTGTTGCCCTTGCGAGCCTCGCTCATCCGCTGGTCAGAACAGTTAGAAGAATGGGATGAAATGAGAACACCTAACGAGGCAACCGCAAAACAGGCCGAGCTTGGACTCTTGGCCGGTTTGATGCTCGCAACGAAAATCGAGCCGAGCTTATTCGAGAAGCTCACGACAAAGGACTTCGACGACAGTCGCCATTCGGCGATCTGGCTTGCGATCTCTGAAGAGGTCCGAGCGAACGGCGCAGACGCTCCGGCCTTGGTCGTCGTCGATCGCCTGAAGCACGCCGGCCGGCTCGAGACCGCAGGCGGCTTCGAATACATCATGAGCTTCGGCGACTGGTCTTACGGTCGAACGCTCGGGTCGACAGAACAGAACGCGAAGGTCGTCAAGAACTGCGCTAGGCTCCGCAGGATCGCCCGAGCGGCGAAAGACGCCATCGATTCAGCCGAAGGCATGGGCAAGCGATCCGAGGTCGCTCTCGGCGCTTTGTCGAAGGCGATCGAAGAAGCTCAAGAAAGCGACGAGAAGAAGTCGACGACGGCGTTCGACTCGCTGATTCATGAGCTCGCCGATACATTCCGATCGGGCATCAAAACGAGAACGCCTCTTGATCGTCGAATGCCTTTGACGCCTGGCCGGCTGTTCGTGATAGGCGGCCGGCCTGGACACGGAAAAACTACGCTCACGCTACAGCTCGCTGCGGCGATCCTTCGAGCGAATGACGAGGCGAAGATCCTCGTCGCCTCTTGCGAGATGACCGAGCCCGAGCTCGCCTTGAAGGTGCTCTCGGCGCTCGACGGTCGAGATTTTGTCAGCGGCTTTCGAGACGGCGACGCCGATCCGGTCACGCCGGCGCAGCTTGCTGCGACCGATCATCACAGCGTCTTGAGCCGGCTTTTCCTGCGGCGAACGAGATCGACCGACGCCGTGATCGCCGAGGCGCACCGCTTGCACCGGGAAGGCGGATTGACGGCTGTCGTCATCGACTACTTGAGCGCCTTCGATGCACCGGGCGGAGAGAGCTTCGAGACGAGAACGAGAGAAGTCGGAGCGGTCGCCGGCGCGTGCAAGACGCTCGCCCAAAATCTCGATGTCGTCGTCTTGGCGGCGTCGCAGCTCAATCGGAACAACACCGAACTTCCGTCGCTGCGGTCGCTGCGAGACTCCGGCGAAATCGAGCAATGGGCCGACGGCTGTCTTCTGTTGCACCGTCCCGACGTGGACGAGACGAAAGAGGATCAAGAGGCTCGGCTTCTCGTCGCTAAAAATCGATGGGGCGAGCTCGGCTCGATCCCGATTTCGCCCGACCTCAAGCGAAGCCGTTTTCTTTGGATGGACAAGCGTCAGCCGTAGGGGTGGCCGCGTAAAAATAAATAAATCTCGATTTTGTTTGATTTAGGTATTGCATAACGTTTCGAGGTGTGTTTTATAGTAGGTGCGAGGAATGATCCTCACCGAAACAAAGGACGAAACAATGCTGACCGAACAAAGCACCGCAGCCGAAATCAAAGCCTTCGAAGATCGCATCATGGCAAAGATTGCAGCCGCACAAAAAGCCAAGGCTCCCAAGGTCGTCATCAGCCGTGACGAGCAACGCAAAGCGAATGACCGCAAGATTACTCAACTCAAAGCTAAACTCGCCGCCTACGAAAACGGAACTCTGAAACTTTCCAAAATGGAGCAAGGCGACCTTGCGCAAGAACTCGAAGCCGCTTGGGAACTTGCTGCGAGTTTCTAGGAAATAAGCAACGCCCTAAGCCAGGGATGGGCTCCGGCATGCCGCAAGGCAGGAAGAGGCAACAATGAGCAAGCAGCGATTTATCAGCTTTGAAGAGATTCAAGACGTGGCCGAGCAAATGCGCACCACGCTTGAGGTCGCTCCACTTAGTCACTATCAAAAGGTTGAGTGTGCCACTGATTTCGCAATTGAAACCTTCGGTTTTATCCCTCGTCGGTCAGTCATTCTCCTGATCGTGAAACACGTCAATCTCAACTGGCACGCAACCAAAGTCGAAACCCGGCGAGCGCTTAGCTAAACCCTAACGCCCCAAGCCGGGATGGGCTCCGGCAAAAGGACAAACCATGACCGACCACCGACAAATCATGCGAGCGATGCTTCTCGGCTTAGCGCCGAAGGATCACCGAGGCTTGAGCGTCGCCGAGCTCATCAAGATCGGCTATTCGAAGAACTCCGCCGAGGCGATGGCTTTAGCGTACCAAGAACAGAAGAAGCCCGAGAACGAAGCCGCTCAAAAATGAAGCGGTCGCATATTCGATCGAGCGATCCTCCGGCGGCGTCGGGCAAGACGGACACGGAGCGCACTCGAACGTCTTGCGGAGCTCGACCTCTCGCTCGCAGGCGATGGCCTTCTTCGCTCGCTGGACGCTGATCACGATTCCGTCGCACGGCGAAGGCTTGCCTTGATCGATCGGCGTCGACTGGACGCACGGCGAAGCCATGACGAGGAGCGCTAGCATCGGCCAGCCGCCCGAGCAAAAGCCGAAGCGATCACCGTTCCGATGATAGCCCAAACGAAAAGAACGATCAGCGCAAAGCTCACTTCGAACCTTTCTCGCCCCACCAATTCCCGATGAGGAACCCGAAGCAAATCCAAAACAAAATCGAGGCCAACAGAAGCCACATTTTCGCTACTCGTCGAGCATTCGAGCGAGCTCGTCTCGATCGTCAATCTTCTCGACCTCCGCCTTGATCTCTTCGACCTTCGCTTCGATGACCTCTGAGGCCGCCTCGTTTCGATCCTGCGCCTCTTCTCGAGCTTCTTCGATGCGATGCTCGATCTCGATCTCTTTGCGCTTTACGATCGAAATCCAAGCCGCAGCGGCTCCGATCAGCCCGACAACGAAGGCGATGATCTTTCCGATCATTTCTTCTCTTCGCTGCGCCTGCGCCCATAGTAAAGCGCCGAGGCCGCTCCGGTGAGCATTCCAGCGCCGGCCGCATTGAACGAGCCGAAGCCGAACGCCTCCGCAAGAAAGGCGACGAGAGCTGCGGAATATACCGAGACGAGAATCAACGCCGTCGGCGCTTTCGATCCTGGCTTAAGCATACTGGACCACCGTCACCGGCTGGCCCGCCGTGCCTTGGACGTAAAGATTCGAGCCGGCCTTCGCCGCTGTCTCGAACGTTCCGCCAGGCTGAAGCAAGACGCCGGGAACCGAACCGCTCGGTCCGACGTAGACGTTATTCGCCCCGACATTCGAGATGATCAGATAGTATCCGGTGATTGTGACTTGATCGAATCCGCCAGTCAGCGCAACAGCACCGACCGACGTGTTCTCGTTCCATAAAGGATTATTCATCCCTTGCACGTTTAGCGCTCTAACCATTTTGAAAAGCTCCGTTCCATTTATTTTCTAAGATGAAGCCGATCGCATTCGCTAGCGTTCGGCCTTGTACTTGATCAGCGAGATCGGCTCTCACTTGCTCGGTTGATTTGTCTTTGCCGACGGTCAGATCGACGAGCTTCGAGGCTTCTTCAAGCGTTAGTCGGGCGGCTCCGGTGCTCATGGGTGCGCCGGCTTTCCGGCGTGATAATCTCGAGCGATTTCGTCGGCGCTTAGCGCTCGGCTATAAAAGCGACCGGTGTCGATTTGACCGGTGAAATAATCAAGCGTCCCAAAATCAGGCCGCCCGAACTCCCAAGACGCGCCAGCTTTCCAGCTTGCCGTGCCGCCTGTCCCGGTCGTAGCCTGAGCGACGCCGTTGATATAAAGAATAAGGTCGCCGCCTGATCCCTCGTTTACAACTGCGCAGAAATACCAAACGCCGGCCGGATACGTTGCCGGGCTTTGCGCAATCTTGAAAGTTGGGAGCCAGCAAAACGCCGTTATTTGTGAAGAGTTATCGCCCGGCGTCAGAATAAAATCACGCGATCCACCGCCGGCGTCTTTGCCGATAATGTATTCGCCGCCCTGCAAAGGTGGATTCGGATCTTGCACCGCCCAAGCTGTGACAGTGTAAGCTCCGGCGAAGTCCAGCTTCGCCGGGTTGCCGATCGTGACAAAGCTCTCGCCGTTGAAATTCGGCCAAGTAAACGCAGCGCCGTTCGTGCCGTCCGTCCCATTAGCAGGCGACGAGCTGAGGTCGAACCAAGTCGTCCCGCTATGACTCAAGCGCTCATATTGAGCGACAGTATCGCCGGTCGGTTGCGGTTGATTTACTCGCTTGCGCTTCATGGGCTGGGCTCCTTCTTTATCGTATGGCCTGCGGTCGCATAGTTCAACCGCGCTTTGTGCTTCGAATCCAGGCGTCGACGCCGAGCGCTATCGCATGGCCGACGAGCTCGAGCCCGTTGTCGTTCATTAGGTGCCGATGATACCGAGAATCGAGGAAGAAAGGCTCGAGGCATACGCCGCAACCCTTACCGGCGAAGATGCCGTCGATCGTGTGAAATGCGTTCTTCGTCCAGTCGGTCGGGTTCGCTTGGATCGATTTCGCATCATCCAACCCTTCGACCTTGGCGAGCTGAGCTGCGATAAACTGGCAAGCGTCCGCCCCCATGGCCGAACGGTGATCGTGGAAAACCGCCGAGTAATCTCCGCCGCCGGCGTTCAGATGGCCGGCGAGATAGATCGAAGCGCTTGCGGCTTTGGCGAAGAACTCGTTCGCTCGCTTATGCCGGCTCGAATAGTAGCCATCGGAGATCGTGACGACGTGATGACCGAGAGCCCGAAGCGTGCATTCGACCTCGAGGAAATATTGAGCGACGAGGTGCGCTTCGTGATCTTGACAGATCTCCGAGTAGGCTCCGAGATCGTCGGGCTTGTTCGGCTTGCCGACGTGCTGTCGGTCTAAGATGATAAATCCCATTTAGCGCCTCCGTAAATCTTCGATACCATCGGCCAATCGCGACAAGATGTCGGCCTGTTGGCGTTGCGTTTCTGCGATCATCGAGATCGTCCTCGACATCGAGCGAGGCGTGAACACGAGCGGAGCTCCGTCTTCGTCTTTCATGCTCAAGATCTCGTGCGAATTGTGGATCTTTGCGATCGCTCTTTCGTCGAGCGTCGCCTCGGTTCGTTGCTCTTTGGCCTTCAGAAAATGCAAGACCTCACGGATCAAGAGAAGCGCAAAGATCCCGCCGATTCCGATCTGTTGGATCATGTCTTCGCCCATGTCATCGCTCCGATGGGTTAAGGCGATAACCGCTCGCCGTTGTCGCTGTCACCGATACGGCGACCGGAAAGATAAAATCGAACGTCACGACATCACCACGAGCGAGAAGCGTCGGCGGCGAATGGAACCACAGCTCTCCAGTCGTAACGCCGGTTTTCGGTAGGTACTGCGCCGAATAAACGCCCGAGCCGCCGACCTTCATCGTTAGCCCGATGAACGTCAAAGTCGAAGGCGTTCCGACGGTCGCTGTAACGAAAACGTCGAACTTATAAAACCCCGGCTCCGTTGCGACGAACTGGCCCGACGCAGGCGAATAGAACTGATCATAATCGAACGCTTCGTCGGTCCACTGGATCTGTGTCGTCCCTGCGCCGAACGCCGCTGCGGCTCCGTTGTATACCGAAGCGTGAGCGCTCATCATATCGACGCCGACTCGATCAACGAGGATCGTCGGGCCGACTTTCTTGTTCAAGCGAACCCGAGCCCATTTATCCGAAGAGCCGGTCGGGATGACAGCTCCGTCACACTGCCAAGTGTTGACGACCAAAGGCGTCGCACTAAAGACGGAGACGGTCCCGGTTAGCGTTCGGCTCGCGTCGTAAAGGTCGACCACCATGTCCAACGTATCGGCGAGGTCGGAGGCTTGCCAGTGGCACGACGTGCGATAATGCTTGCCCGAAGCGACAGGCATCCACCACGAGGTCGCCTCGGTCCCGACGGTCAGGATCGCTAGGCTTCGATCGCCGGTCTCCGAAGTCGAACTCCAAAAGGCATCGCCTGTCGAGCCCCATGTTCCGGAGACTTGCCACGCCGTCGGCGCTCCGTAATTGCCGGCCGGATGCGTAAGGAAACCGGAGTTCTGAACGCCTGCGAGCGAAGGCGGATTTTGCAAAGCTTGGGCCGCCTCCATCATGCCTTGCACCGGCGCATAGAAACCACGCCTTCCGAAGTCTACGCCGGCTCTCGCAGGATCGATCGTCGGAGGCAACGAGCGGCCCGGCCCGGCCTCTTTCACGAGGTGCTTTTGAACACCGCTCGCCGGCGCGGCTTTCATCTGAAGGCTCGTCCGAACCGAACCGCCTTGGAACGAGATCGTCTTCGAGACGACGCACATCGTTTGCGGCGTGTCCCATGTTCGGCCGTTCTCTTCGAAGAGTAGCCGGTCGCCGATTTCGATTTCCCAATAAGGAAGATCGAGATCGATGTTCACGTCGGGCGTTTTGAGATCGGCGAGGATAGCCGAGGCCATCTCGAGCGCTTCGGCGTTGCTGTCGATGTTACTCGTTGCGCTCTCGGCTATCTCCATGAAGCGCCGGCCGTAAAGAGCGATCGACGCTGCGTCGCTCGCCTCTTGCTTCGCTGGAGCGCCTCGAACGTTACCCTCTCGATCGACGCCGTTCGCTCCGCCGTTCGTGTCGAGGAATGAAACCCGCACCACGTTTCGAACGTTCGTGAGCGCTTGAGCGATCCTCGAAACCTGCGTGTAATCTTTCGGCGTGATCACGCCGTCGAATCGAGTCTGAGCTCGTTGAGGATCGTGAAGCGTCAGCCGGTAGAGCCTCGAGATCGGGTCGTATTTATACTTCACGAGCCAGCCGATTTGATCGGCGAGCGTTTGGATCGATTGCATCACGCTCTCGCGTCGCTGCGTCCATGGCCCGATCGTCCAGCCCGGCGAGACCGGCGTATAAAGCGCCGGAGGAGCGACGGAGATTCCGGCGTTGATTAGCGCCTGCATTCCGGCCTCGGCCGTGCTGCTGCCGTTTGGCGAGTTGTAGTCGGCCTCAAGCTCGAAGTAAGTGTCGACCAAGGTCGAGCCGTCGTCGATGCACTCGACCGAGATCGTCGACGAGGCCCAGTTGACCGAATCAATTGAGCCGCTGAAGATCTGCGTTCCGGTTGCGATCGCCGTTTGATTCGGGTCGTTGAGCTGTTCCGGAACGCGCTTCGCCCATATCGTCACCGTGCCACCGACGGCGAGGAGATCTTGACTCGTTCGGCTGTCCGGTCCCGGATGCGTGATTCCGGCCGCCGGTGTTTGATTGATGGCGCTTCCGTCCATCGTCGGCGCTAGGCTCAGATCGAAGACCTCTCGCTTGAGCGCAAGCGTCGCCGTGTCGCATTGATTGTCGACCGACTCGACGATCGTCACGCCTTCGAGGAAGTTCCAGAAAGCGCCGTTGATCCCGGCGATTCCGTATTGATTCAGAAGAACGCTCGTGACCGCACCGAAGGGCGTGACATAAACGTCGAGATATGTGTTCCCGTGGCCGGTTTGCGATTCGTTCTGCCAAAGCATACCGCGCCGCCAGTTCTCGCGAACCTGCTCAAGCGTCAACGTGTCGGCCGTTGCGTGAACGCTGCAAATCTCGCCGGGAAAGTCGCCGGTCGAGCCCGTGCCGACTCGCCAAACGCCGGCCGGAGCTGCGCTCGCATTGCCGAGGCCGCCCGGCGTATTATCAAGAACGCCGTTGATATAGAACAAGGTCGCAAAGCTTGCACCGTCGGCGATCTTGGCGACGGCGATGTGTGTCCATGTCCCGGTCCTAATCTTCGACGTACTGTTCGCCGAGACGACCGCGCCGCCCGAGACCCATGACGCGTTGACGTTTCCGGCGACGATGGAAATCGTCAAGGCGTACTCGTTGCTCGCCGGGTTGCTGTATTCGAGAATCGCCCCGGTCGTGTCGGACTCGTTATCCAGGCGGACCCATGCTTCGCACGTCCACGTCGAAAGACAA